GACTTCTTTGTAGGATACGAATACGATATGTTATATAGGTTCTCTAAGCAGAACTTAAAACAACCTACAGAGAGAGGAGGACGATCTGCATCTGATTATACTTATCAAACGATTCGTAACGGTAGTATTGAATACTCAGAGACAGGACACTTTAATGTGGAAGTCACACCTAAATTTAGAGATACCTACACTTACACCTACAACCCAAGTTTGTTAGCCTCTGTCAGTACCCTTAATAAATTCACACCTGAGACTGGATTCTTTAAGTTTGCTGTACAAGCTCAACCTAATGATGCCACTATCGAAATTAAATCTTCTAGTGCTTTACCAGTGAAGTTACTATCTGCTGAGTTTGAATCTACAATCATATCAAGGAGTAGACGCTATGGAGGTTAAGATAGAAAAAGCTTATGCAGTGGAAGACGCTCCTTTGTTATATGATGACTTAAGGGAAGAAGATATGATGGAATGTATAGGTTTAATGCACCACCCTAGAGACGCTGTGTACGGATCATTTGAATCAAGTAGTAAATGCTATAGCGTCAAGACATGTCAAGACGGATTATTAGCGAGCTTTGGAGTGAGTCCTAGAGGGAACATTGGAGTTTGTTGGTTGCTAGGTACAAGGAATTTTTATAAAGTAAAGAAGAAGTTTGTTAAAGAATCACAGATGTGGATAGACGATTTAATGGATGGATTTGATTACTTAACTAACTATGTCATGGAAGCTAATACACTTAGTGTCAGGTGGTTGACTTGGTTAGGGGCGACTTTTCATGATTGCAATATCCCTGGTTATAAGGCATTTAAGATAGAGAGGAAGTAATTTATTATGTGTTTTTTTGCAGCGTTAGGTACAGCATTAGGAGCTTCGGCAGCTTCAGCGACAGCTACAGGTATTGCAGCATCAAGTGCAGCTTTAAGTGCTTCGACATCTTTACTGGGATATGCAGGACAAAGACAACAAGCTAAAGCACAAGCAGCTTATCAAGCACAGTCAGCAGCAGCAGAACAACAAAGAGCGTTACAGGAACAGACCTCAATCCGTATGCGACAAGCACAAGAGAAAGAAGCTACGGCAAGGGAACTTGAACAAGTCAGTAGGAAATCCCAAGAAGCGTTAGCTAGAGCTAGAGTAGCTGCTGGAGACGCAGGTGTTGCAGGTGCTAGTGTTCAAGCTTTGATGGATGACTATACTAGACAGGAAGCAGGGTATAGAGCAGCAACTTTAAGACAACAAGAGATGAGTGCATTAGGTACACAGCTAGGATTAGAACAAGCTGGATTAGCTTCTCAACAAAGACTTATCAGTATTAATCAACCTATCAGTAAACCTAGTTTCTTAACAGCAGGTCTTGAAGCTGTTAGTGGTGGACTTAGTGGATATAGGACAGGGTTGGATATTAAAAGTAGGATGAAATCATAATGGCAGAACGAGTACAAGTACAAGGATTAGGAGGTGCAGTTCCAGGCATTCAACCTACTATTCAACGAGCAGGTCAGTACAGTGTAGCACAGGTACGAGCACCAAGGAATAAGTTGATGGACCTTGCTGATGCTTTGTCACAGGTTAATCCTATCCTTTCTCAGTATTCTCAAATTAGACAATTTAAAAGAGAGGAAGCTATAGCAGCAGGGCAGCAGTTTTTAACAGAACAACCTGAACAAGCGGTAGCTACACTAGAAGCTGGATTGGGTAAAACTAAAAGAGAACTTAGGAAGTTAGCAGATCAAGGAATTATAGATGAAAGATCGAATCCTGATTTTTTGTTAGGAATTAGAGCAGCCAAAGGTAAAAATTTAGCTAGGCAGTTTAGGACTGAGTTGCTAACTGATCCTGAAGCTTTAAATCAAGAAGACCCTAACGCTTACATTCAACAGCGTGTATCCGATTTTTTCAATAGACCTGAAATAGCTGACAGTGAATACACTAAAACACAAGTTCAACCTATTTTGGCTTCTATTACTAATGAATATGTAGGACAAGCAACACGGATTCAGCAAGACATAGAGATCGCTAAAGGTAAAACTGATTGGATTGAATCTACGCAAGACGCAGTTGAAGATTGGAAAGATGATAAAATTGATTTATTTAGTCCTACTTTTACTGCGTGGTTGAATGACGGTGCAGGTAATTTTAAAGGTAGTAATAAATACGCTTTAGATAATTTGTTTAAACCTGCCATAATGGATTTGGTAGAATCAGGAGATATTTCAACTGCAATACAAAAAACAGGCGAACTTAAAGCTTGGATTGTCAACAAAGATACAGGAGCTAAATTTATAAACGCAGAGCTTCAAAATGATTTAGATAACTTTGAAGTTACAATCCTCAATCAATCTACTTACTTTCAAAAGAAAGCCACAGAAGCATATAACACACAAAAAGATAAAATAACAAAACCTTTTGTAGCTGAGTTTAAAAGAAACTTAAACGATGGTGTTACTATTACTGATTCGTTACTTAAAGATTGGTCTAATAGATTAAGAGAGGAAGGTCTAAAAGGAAGCGTTAACTCTTTTGATATTGAAGAGACTATTCTATCTATGCGTGAGTTATCTGAAAAAACTTATAACAGTGCGAATAATGATGTTGAAACAGACCCTGAAGTATGGAGTATGTTACAATCAGATTTAGACAAAGGAATAGATATACTAGATGATTTAAATGACGCTTTGGACCAAGGTTCAATAGATTTTGAAGACTTTAAAGCATTACAAAAATTAAACGGAGATAGCGATAGGTTTCAAAAAGAGATAATGGGACTAGCTTCTGTTAAGCAGTACACACAACTATTTGAGAATCAATATAAAGATACTACTTTAAGAAGTGATATACCAGGATTCGTACCTGCTTCCACAAACGCTATTAAGGATATAACAGGATATGACGCTCACCCTAACGCTTTACAAACTTTAAAGATTAAAGGAATTAGAGGATGGAGAAGTGAGTTGAAAAGATATAGGGACGGTATTGTACAGTCAAATCCTGAAATAACTCCGCAGCAACTTGATGAAAAAATAAACAGCGAAATCGAAACTTTATATAATGTGTATGAAGAAAAATATACAGAGATTATGAAAGCTGAGTTAAGGACAGGTATGTATCTACTAGACAATAACGATAACATTAATTTAACATCAATTGAAAAAAGTATTAAAGCTGTTGAAGATGGAAAATTTGCCCTATTAGATGTAAAAGTGGTATCTTTATTGGAAAAATTAGACATTCCATTGGACAGCGTAGATGCACAACTTAGGTTTCTAAAAACATACAGAGATAAAATAAAGTAATGGCTAAATCAATTAAAGAACTATTAGAGGAACAACAAGCTTTTCAACAACAAAAACAAGAAGCACCTTCTTTAGCTGACTCAGCTTCTACTAGAGCACCTAGTGAGTTATCCACTGCTGGTCCTTTAGTAGATCAAGAAGATGATGACAAACTTTTAAACTTGTTTGAATCGGTAGCTATAGAAGTAGGAGGAGGGATAGGTTTAGGAGCAGCTACCGCACCTTTACTTGCCGGCGGTCCTGTAGGTATTGGAAGTTATATCGCTCTTAATGGTCTAGGAAATTTAGGTTTAAATGCGTGGGCTCAAGATGTAAGAGACCCAGAAGCAGAATACTCAAAAGAAGAAGGCATAGCCGCTACTGCTGTTGGTACTTTTGCTCCATTCGCTACTATAAAAAAGGGACAACAACTAGGTAAGTTAGGTCAAAGGTTGTTAGGAGCTGGAGAAGGTGCTTTCATAGGTGCTTCAGAAGAAGCTATAAGACAAGGGTTGGAACTTCAGAGCGGAAAAAGAAAGTTTGAAGATTTAAGCCCAACTCAAATAGGTTGGGCAGGTGGTTTTGGAGCAGGTTTCGGAGTGGCTGCAAAGGCTTATGGTGATGTAAATTTTAATCAACTTGGAGCATCTAATAAAACATTAAACGACATAAAGAGACAGGTGGAGTTAAACTCAGTTAATAGACTTAACACCATAGATAGAACTTTAAAAAAACCTGGAGTAACAGGTGGGTTGAGAGATTTACTGTTAAAAGAAAAAGATGAAATAAAAACACAACTTGAATCGATAAGATTAGATGACCGTGAGTACTTGCAGGGTTTAAGAGATAAAGCTTTAGAGGAACAAAAAGAAATAGAGCAAGCTATTGCAGAGCGTTTAAAATCTACAGAAGAAACTCCAATAGGTAAAGATACCGTACTTAGACCTAAAGAAGAAGCAGGTGAACCTACTGTAACTGTTAAAGAACAAGAAGCACCTCAAGCTGTAGTAGAAGAAGATATACCTTTAGGTTTAAATCGTTCTCCTTTTATTGATCCTAATTTAACTAAAATAGATGACGATGCTTTCGATGCTGTTGAAATAAAAGCTAGAAAAGAACTAGAAAAACTTGAAGAAGAGTTTGATGGTTTTCCTATGAAAGGTACAGAAGTAGATGCTCCTATAGAATTTAAAAGGAAACTAGCTGCTGCTCAAGATGCTTATTCTGCTGTTGAATTAGAAAAGTTTAGAAGACAGATAAACGGAGAAGAAGCTTGGTTTATCGCTTCTGAGTTTAGGATATTAGCAGGGGGAACACAAAATGCTGAGACTGTTTTTAAATTAGCTTTGTTAGGAGAGACGGTTAAGAAGAGAGGTATACAAGATGAAGTGCTGACTGAATTAAAAGCTAAGATAGGTAAAGACGAGAACGCTAAAGAAGTATTTGAAGGTCAATTAAAGAAAGCCCAAGAGGCTATGGATGCTTTTAAAAAGCCAGTACCTAAACCAGCTATTGAAGCTAAACCTACTGAAGCACCTAGTACTCAAGAGATCACACAAGCACCTACTAAGCTAACAACAGAGCAAAAGATGGAAGCCATTGAAAGGATGGGGATGAGTGATGATGACCTAGTTATGTTCTTGGAAGGAAAGAGTGAAATCATACCCCTTAATCTAGCAGCTTTTACTGGCGAAGAAGGCATACAAAAATCAATGGCTGCTGTATTAGAACAACTGTCAGATAAAATTAAAAGCGGTAGAATAAAAACAGATAAAGAATCTTTAATAAAACAAGCTGTTGCTTTGCGTAAAAAATTAGACCCTAACTTAGATGAATCTACTTATGTAACAGAAATAGCTAAAGAATCTGAAGAACTTATTTATAAAACAGTCTTAGCTGATAGTATGACTTTTTCGGCTTTCTCTAACTGGAATAAAAAGTTTGACGCTAATGTAGATTTAAATGATCCAAAAGTAGTTAATGATTTATTAGGTGATTTAGATAGACTGCAAGTATTTGCTGAAGCTTCTTCTACTATAGGCAGTTCCGCAGGTAAATTGTTACAAAGTAGAAAACTTTTTAAGGAAGACATAGCAGCGAATATAAATACCATAGAAAGAAAAGCGTATAAATTAGAAAAAGGTTTAGCAGAAGACCTAATAAAATATTCAAAAGATTTAAAACCAGGAGAACTAAAAGAACAATTAGAAAAACTTGGTGGATTAAAAGCGATGAAAGGGTTCTTATCTGAGTTAAAGCTCATAAAAGACCCTGCTAAATTAGGTAAACTACTAGAAATAAGTAAGAGATCAACAGGTGAAAAATTTAGTAGAGCAGCTAAAGAATTAATATATGACTTTGTTTTAAGTGGTCCTCCAACTCAAGCAGCAGCAGCTAGTGGTAATGCGATGATGTCTTTGTATTCTTTATTTAACCAAGGAATAGGAGGACTAGCTACTGGAGATTTAAAACAAACTAGAATGGCTTTAAGGACGAGTAAATATTTATTATACGGCATACAAGATGCGTGGAACTCTGCTGTGATAGCATCTAAAAACTCGCAAGGTTCTATGTCCTTAAACACTCATTATGAAAAAATAGGAGGAAAATCTTTCGCAATGGAAGCTACAGGAGTAACAGGTCCAGTAGGAGAGACAATAGAAAATTTAGGAGAGCTGGTGAATTTCGGTCCTAAAGGTTTAGTTTTTCAAGATGAATTTTATAGACACCTGTTTGGGAAAGCACAAGCACGTTCAATGTTAGCTGAAGAATATAAACAACTAGTCAAAAGAGGGGAAGCTCCTGTAGAAGGTATCAGCGATTTTATGAACGCTAGGATGTCTAGGTATTTCGTAGATGGAAAAAGATATAAAACTAAAAGAGATGTAGAATTAGAAGCAGTAACAAAAGCAAGAGAGCAAGATTTAGAACCGCAAGAAGCTAAAGAGTTCATGGCTCAATATGTTAAAGATAATTGGAATAATAAATTAGCAAGTGAAATAGAGTATGTTAAAGACTTTGGAGATAAAATAACATTTCAAAGAGATTTAAGTTCTGAATACGGAGTGTTAGAAGCAGGAGCAAAAGTAGTTGGAGAGTTAAGGCAAAAAAGTTCAGTGCTTGAATTGATTCAATTATTCTTAAAAACTCCTACAAATATGTTCATGGAATTAGGCGGTACAACATCTAGTCTCGCTCTTTTCCCTGGCGTTAATAAAGTTACATTTAAAAGAACAATAGATGAACTACAAAGCGAAAACCCTTCAATAAGAGCACAAGCAAGAGGAAGGCAGATAGTAGGAGCAGGTCTTTGGGCTTCAGCTTTGTATTTAGCAGATCAACAAATAATAACAGGGCAAGGACCACAAGATTACAAAGAACTTCAAAACAAAAAAGAAACAGGGTGGTTGCCAGCTGCTGTTAATTTATCCGCACTTAAAAGATTTTGGGACACAGGTAAAAGCGAGGGAGACCAACTAGGTGATGAGTATTTATCTCTTTCAAAATTAGGTGCAATAGCAGATGTGTATGGAGTGGCTGCTACTGCGTTAAGAGCTAAAGAAGATAATTCGATGCCTGATGAAGATGTAGACAAATTGATAAGTACAGCACAATTAACTTTATCTGCTTTAATTAGCGATAAAACTTACTTAAAAAACATAAGTGAACTTAATGATGGTTGGTTCAAAGGTAAATGGGAAGAAGGAGGCAAAAGCGGTATTAGTTCCCTTATGTCTAATATAAACAGGATGGCAATTCCTTCTATTGTAAGGGCAGCAGCAGCTTTAGACGATCCCTACTTGAGAGAAATTAACGGTCCTATGGATCAATTAAAAATGGCTTTAGGCAGCACCCGAAGAGAACTAGCCCCTAAAAGAGATGTACTAGGAAGACCTAAACTTTCTTCGCCTTACAATTCAATAGGTAACGCTATAAACTATTTAAGTCCCCTACGATTAAACGAATTAAAAACGGAAAAAGCCACAAAAAAGGATGTAAAAGAAGGCAGAGCTTTGAAGGTAGGAGATAAAATGTTTACTAAACAAGATGAGGCAAAGCGTATTATAGCTGAATTAGGTGGTCGTTTTAGTTTCAGTAGACCTACTGATGGTGTTCCTGGTTTAGATTTAAGAAAGTTTAAAGTCAGTAAAGATTATGGGTTTGGGTTAGAGCAGAATTTATACGATAGATGGCAACAAATTTATTCAGAATTAAAACCTGAAGACGATATTATAAAATTATACAACAACCCAAAGTTGCAAATACAAGGCGATGTACCGAAAGGTTCTCCTATAAAAAACATTAGAAAACTAGCAATACAAACAAAACTAAATGAACTTAAACAAAAAGCGTTAGTAAAATTACGCATAGAAACCCCTATCTTAAAAGAACAGTATAAGTTAATAAACAAAATTCAACGTGAAACATCGCTAGAAGGAAAAGATGCTCCCAGAAAAGTTATATCCCCTGCTTTAGAGGCACTCACTGACTAAGTGCTTGAACTTTTACAACAAACAAATTAATAATAGATTACCATGGCTAATACATACGTAGACTACACAGTTGGAGCAGGTCAAACAGACTTTGCATTTTCTTTTCCTTATCTTGATGACACTCATGTAGTTGTACAATTAGACGATTCAACAGGCAGTTCTCCAGGAGGTAAGTTTTATACTGTCTCTACAGGAGCTTACACTATTATAACATCTCCTTCTGCTCTTATCAGATTTACTACTGCTCCTGAGACTGGTGCTAGGATAAGAATTAAAAGAGACAGTGCATCTGATACTGCCCTTGTAGACTTTGAGAATGGTAGTGTACTTACTGAAGTAGAACTAGACCGTGCTTACTTACACAACTTATATCTTAACGAAGAGATAGAAGAAGGTAGTGGTAAGAACACAATGACCAAAGACCCTGTTGATGGGAACTACGACGCTGATTCAGCTAAGATTAAGAACCTTGCTGATCCTACAAACCCTCAAGATGCTGTAACTAAGAACTACGCAGATACTACTTTTGTTGATGTTGCTGGTGATACGATGACTGGTAACTTGGACATGGGTGCTAATAAAGTCACTTCCTCTGCTGTTCCTAGTACTGGTAATGATCTTACTAATAAGACTTATGTAGACGGACAAGACGCACTACAAGTTACTAAAGCTGGGGATAATATGACAGGTGACTTGGCTATGGGAGGTAACATGGTTAGTGGTTTAGGTGCTCCTATTAGTAGCGATCACTCTGCTCGTAAAGGCTATGTAGACCAACAAGACCTTCTTCAAGTTACCAAGGCAGGAGATTCGATGTCAGGTAACTTGCAGATGGGAGTTAATAAAGTAACTTCTACTGCTGTTCCTAGTGTTGGTAATGACTTAACTAACAAGACTTATGTTGATAGTGTTGATGTTCTAAAGGTAAACAAGAGCGGAGATACGATGAGTGGTACGCTTGATATGGGTACTAATAAAATAGCAAATGTTCTTGATCCTTTAAACGCTCAAGAAGCTGCTACTAAGAAATATGTAGATGATACTATTACCACATCATTTGCGACAGGAACTCCTCCTCCAGCTAATCAGATAGGAACAAATACTATTACTGATTCTGCGATTACTACCGAGAAGATTAATAACTCTTCTATTACTACCGAGAAGATTAACGATGGTGCTATAACTGCTGACAAGCTTGCTAACACTACTGTTACTCCAGGTTCTTACACTGCTACTAATCTAACAGTAGATGCACAAGGAAGGATTACAGCTGCTGCTAACGGTAGTGCTTCTCCTACGGCTGCTCAAGTTAAGACTCTTTACGAAAGCAACGCAAATACAAATGAGTATGATGACGCTGAACAAACTAAGCTTGCAGGTATTGCAGCAGGTGCAACAGCTAATGATACAGACTCTAACTTAAAGAACAGAGCTAATCACACAGGTACTCAACTTGCTGCGACTATATCTGACTTTGATACTGAAGTAGCTAATAACACTGCTGTTGCAGCTAACACAGCTAAAGTAGGACTAAACGGACCAGTACAAAATGATTCTGTTAGTGGTCCAGGTCCTAATGATGTTGTTTACGGAGATTCTACTGTTTTTGAAAATGCAGGTTCAGGCACTCTTAATAGCACTATGTTTGGAAGATCAGCTGGTCAATGTATAGATGCTAGTTCAGGAGTAGCTAATAGGAATACGGCATTTGGGCAGAATGCTTTAGGATTAATATCATATACTCAACCTACTCCTAATGCAATTTACGCTAATACTGCTGTAGGGGGGTTATCTTTAGTTAATTGCACAGGAAATAGCAATACTGTTGTAGGTGCAAGTTCAGCTTATTCAAGTGGTAATGCTTATGCATATTCAAACACTACAGTTCTAGGAGCAGGTACTACAGCTACTGGAGATAATCAAGTAATCTTAGGTGATACAAGCGTTACAACTTTAAAATGCAATGTAACAACTATTACTTCGCTGTCTGATGAAAGAACAAAAGAGAATATTAAAGATAGTAATTTAGGTTTAGAGTTCATCAATGAACTTAAAACAAAAACTTTTAACAAGAAAAACCCTGCTGATTGGGAGGAAGGTATCTTAGAAGAACGTTATCAAGATAAAAACAGCGAGGAGTATAATAGACCTTTAGATAACCCAGCTACTTATACAGGTTTAATTGCACAAGAAGTTAAAGGTGTGTTAGATAAGTTAAACATAGGTGAATGGGATGGTTGGGATGAAGAACCTAACGGAGTACAAAGACTAGGTTACGGTGCTCTTGTCATGCCTTTAATTAAAGCTGTTCAAGAACTCTCTGCACAAGTAGAAGATTTAAAAAGTAAAATCTAATGACTGAATCAGTATCACACTTTCTCGACACTGCTCTAGCTGTTATCCTAGGTGCTATCGGATGGGTTATAAAGAAACTATCAGATCGACTGGATACAGACGAGAAACGATTAACAAAGATTGAAGTAGAGTTAGCTACGCAACGAGAACGAGATACTGCTGTTGAAAACCGTATGAGTGGTCTTGAAACAACTGTAAAAGAGATTAACGGTAAACTAGATAGAATGATGGAGATATTAATTAAACGATGAAAAAAGGATTATACGCAAACATTAACAGAAGAAGAAAGCTAGGCATTAGCCGTAGCAAAAGCAAATCTACTATATCACCTCAGTCATACGCTAATATGAAGCGTGGGTTTAAAAATTAACAGCATGGCTGAGAAGAAGAAAGTAGTTACAGGATGTAAGCGTAAAGGTTTAGCTATTAATAAACCCAGAAGAATAAGCAAAGGAGAACCTGGATACGGTAAGAAAAAGTTTGTTGTATGTGCTAAAGAAGGTACTAAGACAAAGACCATAAGATTCGGGGACGCTAACATGAAGATTAGAAAGTCCAATCCTAAAGCTAGAAAATCTTTTAGAGCTAGACATAAGTGCGATCAAAAGAAATCAAAGTTATCGGCAGGGTATTGGTCTTGTCGTAAATGGTAATATAAGCCTCAACAACTATGAAAACAAGAGAAGAACTAGGTAACTTACATATCCTTCTAACAGATACTTTAAGTAAAGGTATTCAATTAATGCAAGCAACTGAAGAGTATAACCCTGCTTTACTTAACTGTGCCAGGCAACATTTAAAAGATAACGATGTAATTCTTATGAGTGGTAAAGATACTCCTCTTAATGATCTACTAGGAGAAGTGTTACCTTTTGAAGAGAACCCTGAACTTAAAGAAAAGATTAAGTAATTACAGTTATAACACCGAAAGAGAGAGAGTTGAAGCATGAGCATTGAAAAGCTTAAACAACTCAAGGACTTCCGTAACTTCTTATATGTAGTTTGGAAACACTTGAACCTACCTGATCCTACAGCTTTACAGTACGACATAGCTGACTTCATGCAACACGGTCCTAAACGATCTGTTATCATGGCGTTCCGTGGTGTAGGTAAATCCTGGATATGTTCTGCCTATGCTGTACATCAACTACTACTAGACCCCACTAAGAACATACTTGTTGTATCTGCCTCTAAAAACCGTGCTGATGACTTCTCCACCTTTACCTTGAAAATCATACACGACATTCCTGTTCTTCAAGGACTAATACCTAAGAACGATCAAAGGTTCTCTAAGATAGCTTTTGATGTAGGACCTGCTCCTGCTGCTCACGCACCCTCCGTTAAGTCACTAGGTATATCCTCCCAGCTAACAGGTAGCCGTGCTGACATCATCATTGCTGACGACATAGAAGTTCCTAACAACTCTGCTACTCAAGGTATGAGAGATAAGCTAGATGAACAAGTAAAAGAGTTTGAAGCTATTATAAAGCCCTTAGACACCTCTAGGATCCTCTTTCTAGGTACACCGCAGTGCGAGGATTCAATTTATAACAAACTGCGTGAGAGAGGCTATGACGCTCGTATATGGACCTCTGAGTATCCTAGTGAGGATTTAGTACTTAAGAACTACGATAACGATATAGCTCCCTTTATAACAGATAGGATATCAGAAGAGACAGTAGGACACTCCACAGAGCCTCTCAGGTTCTCAGATATGGACCTAGAAGAGCGTAAGCTGTCTTATGGGCGTACAGGGTATGCTTTACAGTTCATGCTTAATCCTAGGCTGTCTGACGCTGATCGATACCCTTTAAAGATAAATGATCTTATTATAACAGATATTGATAACGACTTAGCTCCTGAGAAGATTATATGGTCCAGTGATCCAGATAACGAAAATAAAGACCTTCCTAATGTAGGTCTAGGTGGAGATAGATACCACAGACCTTCTAAGACTATTGGAGATATGGTGGAGTATACTGGTTCTGTTCTTTCTATTGACCCTAGTGGTAGAGGAAAAGACGAAACAGGCTTTGCTGTTGTTAAGATGCTTAACGGTCAACTCTTTGTTCCTGAAGCTGGTGGTCTTAAAGGTGGGTACGACGATCAAACTCTTAAACAACTAGTACACATAGCCAAGAATAACAAAGTTAACAAGATTATCATAGAGTCTAACTTTGGTGATGGTATGTTCATGGAACTTCTTAAACCTTTACTTTTTACTTCCTACCCTTGTTCCGTTGAAGAAGTTAGACACTCTAAACAAAAAGAACTTAGAATCATTGATGTCCTGGAACCTGTACTTAATCAACATAAACTTATCGTAGATCCTTCTGTTGTTCAACATGACTATAAAAGTGCTCAAGGTTATCCTATAGAACATCAAGCTAAGTATATGTTATTCTATCAACTTAGTCGTATAACAAAAGATAAAGGTAGTCTTAGCCACGATGATAGATTAGATGCTTTAAGTATTGCTGTTAACTACTGGGTAGAACAAATGAATCAAGATGTAGACAATAACATTAACTCTAGGAAACAAGAACTTCTAGATGAAGAGTTAACAAAGTTTACTGATTCATTCCATAAGAGAAGTCTTAAAGGTCCTAGAGCTTTGCTTTGGTCGTAGCTATCGCTACTCCTTCTATTAACAAATCTTTAGTGATTAATATATATAGTGCTCCGATAGTTAGTTTAAATACATAAGTATAAAGTACCTATAGATATATGTTATTGGTCTTTAGACACACCTATCCTTAAAAAGGTTTTTAGATAAAGATTGTTTATGACAATGTCTTTGTTTAAACTTAGAATATTATTAACAATATCTTTAACAACTTCTTCTTTAATATCGATAGTCGATACTTCGTTCTTCTCCTATCTCCCTCTTTAAACTTTGTCATGGAAAATCCACAACAACCTATAAATAGGATTATAACAAATATTTGAAATTGTAAAGCTTTAAATTTAAGATTATGGACATAGATACTCAGACAGACTTGTTAACCAACGACTTATGCAATATAATAAATCGTTATAAAGGGGAGTTCGATTTGAACGACCAAACAATCATAGGAGTCCTGGAGTTCGTTAAATATGACTTACTAGCTACCAGTGTTATAGAGTTTGATGCAGACTTTGATCTAGAAGATGATGATGAAGATGATACTAAGGTTTAGTACAAGGCTAGTTCAATTGTATTAGATTTTAATTTTAGTTGAAAAAATCTGAAGGGGTTACGCTATATACGCGTGCGTTAAAATACCCCGTGCGTGCGTGCGTTTTTCTACTGGGGGCAGGGTATTGTTAACAAATCGACAATCAATGCTTTTTGTAAATCCCTGGTAATCAATGTACTTATGAAACTAAATCGTACAATATGGATTATGTCTAATTACTGATTATCAATTACTTAGGTAATAATCTATCCTTATTGCAAGTAATTTGCATTAAGCTTTTATTGTTGATGTAATGACAGCTTGAAAGCATGACGTCATGACTTCACTTGTAAATTTGATTTTCTTTTTTCGTTTATTTTTTGATTCGTCAAACTCTTTACTTTGATTCGTCAAAGTCTTTAATCTCATTTGATCAATAAAACTATAAAACTTTTTTTATTTTTTTTCTATTAAGTAAAATCAACATCTTACAACAAACTTA